CGCCAGTGGCAACAGTGTCGTCAGTGTACAGGGTCAGACCTGAAGTACCGTTCACGTAGAAGGAGTTGCTGTTCTCCCAAGCTGCACCGTCAGTCGGAGCAAAGGTCTTGGTGCCATCGCCGAAACCGGTAGCACAGTTAATCAGATCAGTGTCGATCTGCTTAGCCAGAGCGTAACCAGCGTCGTCGGTGTAGAACTTACGCAGGCTGTTCAGGGCCTGTACTTCTACGATGTCCTCGATAAAGCGTGAGTACTCGAAGTGGCGGTTGATCGTGATGTCCAGATCAGTGTCCAAGCTCGCCTGAATGGTAACCGCAGTAGCTTCAGCCTTAGCAGAAGCAACGCCACGGGTAGGCTTGGGGATGTGGATTACGTCACCTTTCTTGCCAGACATCGGAAGACGCTTGACAAGGGGAGCCATCTTGAGTGACTTCTTATAGGCAGCAATGACCTCATCGGACCAAATCTCAGGTACGAATACGTCAACTGCGGTTTTGTCTACTACAGCATTAGCTGTAAAGTAGGTTCCGGATGTTTCACCAGCCATGATATATCTCCATTAGATAACGCGACCCTCTTTGTACGCTAGGAGAATCTCATCTGCCATTAGCGCATATCTATCGGGGTCACTATTCATAAGTTTAATAACGTCAGCGCGTCGGAACTTCTTCTTCGTCTGAGGTTGACCAGACCCAGTTGCGCCTCCGTTGCTGGCAGCCCTCGCCGCATCCTTGCGGGAGTTCTTATCAGCTTCAACGGTGGATGCTGTGAGATGCTTGCGCTCTTTCCACGTAGTGAAAAGCTCATCAGCCGCATCTGAATCATACTTCTGGTCTGCGTCTAGGAATAACCTAGTTCGTACCTTGCTTTGCGTTACCCAGTCAGCGAATGCAGGATCATTAACGAGCTCCTTGTAATCAGGATGCTTTCGTTCTAGTTCTGCGAGATTCCTCTCGCGCTTGGCTTGGACACGGTCTTGCTCGATACTCTTCAGCCTCGGATCGTTGGCGAGTCGCGTCTCCAGAGCTTTGTCTGGATCATCGAACCAATCAACGGTTTCCTCCGCTACAGGTTGTGTTGGTGCCTGTTGTACTTCGGACTGGGCTTTGATGTATTCATCAACAACCTTTCGCAGTTCACCTACTTCCGAGCCCTTGCGACCAATCGCCTTCTCAGCTTCCTGGTGCATGCGCACCAAGTCCTGAACCGATTTGCCACGGTACTTTTCCGGGAGGGTGTCCTCCGTGTTGTCGTCCTCGGACTTAGCTTCAGGTTCCTCTGCGATTGCTCGCAGTGCTTCGTCCTTAGTTTCAGGGTTATCCTCTTGTACGGGTTCCTTATCTTCTTCCCAATCCAAAAGTTCTGCCATTATTGTATCTCCGTGAAGTTATCATTGTGGAGAGGTATGAGCTGGCTCATTTACCTCCGGCTCTCTCGTGTTCTCTTATCCACTTGCTGTATGCCCCGGGAAAGCCCGGGTCATTCTTAGGCAAGCGGAAGTTCGTTGGAGAGATTATCCGAGTTGCGTCGGCCCCGCATTCGCACCGTGCATGCAGGTCCTTGTCATCAGCGAAGTGTTCCGTTACGTGTCCCTCAGGGCATTTGAAGTCCCATAGTTTACGCATCGCTCTCCGCCTCCTTTGCCTGTTGATAGGCATATTCCATCATGTCAGGCATGTTCAGTATGCGGTCAAGCATAATGAGCTGGCCTTGGCGCTGATAGAGTTCTTTCTCGTCTTTACACGAGAGCACCTGATCGAAGTCCTTACGGGTTTCCTGTAGGTCGAAGCACAGTTGCTTCCATCCTACAGAGCCGAATAGATCGAAGTAGTTCTCGTAGACTGTTTGTATGTCTTTGTCCATCTGGGCCTCGCGGTTGTCCAGTTAGTTGGTCTGTGTGGTAGGATTTGAACCCACGGCCCCTCAGTTCCAAACCGAGTACTCTACCAACCTGAGCTACACACAGAGTGTTGTTAAGCCTTCTTGGTGTCCTTGGACGCCGAGTTGAAAGCTGCGATTGTAGACGACTGCTTGGAAGCCTCGTCTGCATGGCTACCGATCTTGTCGCTACGTACAGACACAGTGGCCTTGTAGTCTACGCCAAAGCCGGGGGCCTTGTTGCTTTCTCCACCTTTCATATCATCCCTCCTGTGGGACCTGTGGGTTTAGGTGCTTGCGGCACCGGTTGTGCTTGGGCAGGGGCCCCAGCTCCTTGGTTAGCGTTCTGCTTCTTGAGGTCGAGGTCCTTGTTCTTCAACACCCGGTCAAGTATTGCCAGCCGGCGGTCGAAGTCCTTAGCCTCAGCGTCGTCTTGCAGATCACCCATAGAGGACTGAATGAGCTTGGCCATCGTCTCGACCGGCACGGCAGTAGCCTCTGCCCGGTACTTCTCTGACCTTGCCCGCTCGCCATCTGCGGTCGCTTTGAACATCTCGATCTGTGCTTCTTCCTTCGCCTTCATCAGAGCCTGCTGCTCCTGCTGAGCCTGCTGCTGCTCCGGTGTAGGCTGAGAGGCTTGATCCAGTGTCTGCAACATCTGATCCCGATTGCTCAGGTTCATGTTGTCCACGACGGAACGGATCAGCGTTGGGTACAACGGACTGTCCGGTGACATAGTCTGTAGCAGACTGATAAGCTGCGACACCTCGTACTCTCTAGCGATTATGCCCAAGGTACTCGTGGGTACGAACTTCCAGTCAGCGACCGGGTAGTTCTCTGGATCAAACTGCATGTAACGCCAAGCTGTCTTCTGGCCCAGAGGCAGCAGGAAGCAGGACTGGAAGTTAATCAGAGTCCGCTTGTGCCGCTTGATGACAGCCCCGAGCGACATGGACACAGCCCCTGCCTTCGTCTCACCTGAGACTTGGGACAGGAGTCCTGTGGAGTCCACAGCGCCTGTAGCCTGCTGTACCATCTCCTGCATGTTGTTAGCCTGCTGGAATGTGTTCGGGTCCAAGTTCCCGAACTTGAATGGCATCAGCGATTCTTGGGGCGGCCCGTTGGTGAGGATCACCTTACCCGGGCGTACCTCGGGCTTGAATCCCCGGGGCATCTTCGTGGCGTCCATCGCCAGCATTGGGTGGGCCACTAGACCCAAGGAGTCGATACGCGCACGTAGCTCAGTGTCCAGTGCCTTCTGACTCATGTAACCTTTCTCGCATACACCACGACCCCAAAACTTACCCGGGACGATGTCCCAAGGGAAGGCCACGATCGGGCGGTCCTTCATCATGTACGGGGTCTCTGCGGCCTTGAGGACCTGACCACCGTTGGCTATGATGACAATGGCCTCCACGAAGCGACCCTTGGACTCAGCACCCGGCAGCATCGCCTTGGGCACCTGACCGTAGTACTTCGTCAGCCGAACCATGTCGCTGTTGTACGCTACGATGTCGCTGTCGTCAGGCATCAGGTCCGTCTCCGGCTGTGCTATGGACAGGTCCACCATGTTGTATACGCCCTGATCTTGGAGTACCTCGACTTGGTGGCGGGGTACGAACTCGTCGATGATAACACCAACGCTGTTGTCCACGCTCGTAGCCAAGGGCTCGATCAGGAAGTTCTTGGGCTGGATGGGACGCAGGCGTACCACCAACCGCTCGGTAGTCTCCACCCCGAACGCCTTCATCTGCCCCTCCATGATGGAGCGGGTAGCCGGCTTCAGCTCAGTGACTTCCTCTAGGACTATCTCGCCGATACCGGTGCCGAAGACGGCAGCGTTAATCAGGCACTCCGATACGTCCTTGCGAATCTTCTGGGCGTCGAAGTCTTCCATGAGCTTGTTCTTGATTTGCTCAAGATCGCCCGGGGACTGATCCCCTATCTCATCCCGTAGGTCGAAGAACTTCCCTCTTCCGAAAGTTGCTTCTTCCATCTCGGCCACAGACGACTCAACAGCTTGTTGTAGTGCTGGTGCGATAAGGCGACTTCTCTCAGACTGTCGTTGTCTATCGTTGGGGTCCCACTGGGCACGCCACAGACGATAGTACTCCTCGTGCTTCTGTTCGTAGTTGCTCTCATAGTCGTCTCTCCAGTTGTCACGTTTGTCCATCACCCACTCAGCGAGTGCCCCTTCCGGGTCTGATGGCTTCTCGAACAACTCTACTACGTCATCACTCATATTAATATCCTGCTACGTCGTCTACGGGCTCCCACTCGTCCATCATATCATTCAGCTCTTGTACATGGTACGGTACGTCAGCGAGCTGGTCGATGTATGCGAGGGAGTCCACTAAGTCATCGTGGGTTAAGGGGTCAG